CCTAGCAGGAGCTAATACAGCTGCCGTCACTACCCTAACTGCTCGGCCATGGTGAAGGCTGCTACAATCTCAGGGACCAATGTATACGGTACCCTAGCTGGGTCAAATACAGCTGCCGTCACTACCCTAACTGCCTCGGCCATGGTGAAGGCTGCTACAATCTCAGGGACCAATGTATACGGTACCCTAGCTGGGTCAAATACAGCCGCGGTGAGCGACTTGACAGCCTCGGCCATGGTAAAGGGTGCTACCATCACAGGAACAAACCTCTATGGTACCCTAGCTGGGTCAAATACAGCCGCGGTGAGCGACCTGACAGCCTCGGCCATGGTAAAGGGTGCGACCATCACAGGAACAAACCTCTATGGTACCCTAGCTGGGTCTAATGCAGCAGCTATGACTACTTTGTCAGCCTCGGGTGTGGTGACCCTAACTAACGATACACAGGCGACATCACCATCTACAGGTGCTCTCAAAGCAGCTGGTGGTGTCGGTATTGCGAAGGATGTGTATGTCGGGGGACGTGCCTATGTCACAGGGGGTCTCATCACCAATACTGGACAGGTCACGAAGAAGACCTACTCCTTTACAGGAGATCTCACTAATGGACAAACTATTGCGAATTCCACAATTAAAATTACATTTTCAGCCCACGTCTTCTATGCCAAGATTGTAGCGCATCTCATTGAGAGTAACGATGAAGTCAGTACACTTTCGATGGAGTGTGGTGGTGGTCATAGAACAGGATTAACACCCCTAAACGTCGCAAAGGGTCCTACCAGTGTATTTGGTAATACAAGTACAAACCCGTGGAATAGCACAGTTGCCGTTACTTCCACAACTGTAGCCCTCGCACCAACAACGGATATGGCAGCTGCCGGTAATTACAATGTTTTCATCGAATACATCTCAGCCCATGCGAGTGGTGCAGTGACAAATATCATCGAGGGTTCCACAATTCAAATCACGTTTGGATATTAAATCCCTCCACAAAATCCCCAAAACATCCATTTTTTTAGGAGCGTCCCAGACTGCTAAAAAAATTGTCCGGTACTTATAAATGGCACAGACGAATGTCCAAGCCTTTTCAGGAGATGTTGCCATTTCCTCAAACTTGGCGGTGGATACGAACACCCTCTTCGTGGACTCAGTGGGGAATAAAGTCGGCATCGGGACGACGAATCCGATAAAAGACTTACACATACAAGCAGTTGTAAGCCCTCAGATTTTGGTTGAAGATACAGGTGTTGCGAATCAGGCTTCAATACGATTCAAGACAGGAGTTACAGACTGGGCTGTGGGACAACATGGGGCGACTAATGCGGGGGATTTCAAAATATCAAATTATACAGAACTCGGTACAAATGATCGTATTATAATAGATACAAACGGAGATGTTGCCATTTCCTCAAACTTGGCGGTGGATACGAACACCCTCTTCGTGGACTCAGTGGGGAATAAAGTCGGCATCGGGAAGACCAACCCAGGGTCAGCCCTAGATGTTGTGGGAGACGTCGCCATTTCCTCAGACTTGGCGGTGGGTAGGGGAATCACAATAGCAAACTCGGAGGATACTGGGTTTTCTAACGTTGTCGCTCTTTCAATACAAGCAAAATCCAGTGATTACACTAGCATCACCAATGGATACGGGAGTCGAATTCAGTTTACAACGAATAGAGGAACGTCGGCGGGAGGAACCTCAGCGTCAGCCGATATCAAAGGGTATGTATTGTCTGGTGCTCCTGGCTCGGCGGATTACCATGGTCTAGACATTAACGTATATGGTGACAATGGTTCACTCAATAAAGGTATAAGTATATTATCTACGTCTAACACCGGGGATCCCGCAAAAACCATTATGCACGGCAACGTCGGCATCGGGACGACGAATCCGGGTTCTGCTCTGGAAGTAAACGGGAATATCGAAGTCGACAACGGTACCCAATATCGACTCATAATGCACGCTAGTGATTCCCTGGTATACAATGCTCAACGCTATTTCGAAAATATTTCGGCTGATTCTGATAACTATCTCGGTCGATTCAGTACATACAGTACGCCTGGAGATTTTTACATTTCAGATTCAGGTACCGCTCTGGGTTCGGGGTCAAAATACACCATAGCTAAGATGTATGGAACCACAACAGCACCTTTAGTCCAGGGTATGAATACTTCTAAATATACTAGCTATAAATTTATGTGGAAAACGGTCAGCACTTCTTCATACGATTTATGGTTTAGGCCTATCAGAGATGGTTATTATACCGTTTATGTACGGGCACAAGCCTATTCCTTACCGTCGACACCATCGAGCGACTCATTGTCGGAGTCCAATTATGGGTCTGTAGTTGAGAGTTACGACGACTCACCTGGTCTCACTCTAAATAAAAATAGAAGGTTTAACATAAACTCCCAGTTAGAAGTTGCTGGTAATGTGATTGTTAAGAGACACCTTACACTTGTTTGTAGTGGCGATGAATCCCCCACCGCGGCCATAATACCAAATAACACAGGAAATAATTCGTCGTACCTAGGTTTTGTCAAGTCCGGGTATTTCAATGGTAATGCATTCGATACAACTAATGGAAATACTGGTGGACTGCTTTTCGGTACCGCCAGCAGCGACCGCATTTTTCAATGGGGTATGTACCAACAATACGTTAAGCCAGTCGCTGGCTTTTCTGGTGCGGTTGGTATTGAGTGGGGTTATGTGCAAACTGTAGCCGATCATTCATCTACCAACTACAAATCCTCTACACCCGTTTTCGTCCCAAAAATGATACTCAGGCATGATGGATTTTTGGGTTTAGGAACGTCAAGCCCATTTGTCCCAGTTCATGCGTTTACTAGCTATGCCAACGCTAGTGGACTGATGATAGGTGAAGGTGCTCAGGCAAACGATAGCAACGGTAGACAGTATCTAGAAGGTCTCGCGGCTCCCTCCCTGATTATGCCTTTGCCAAATGCAAGTAATGCAGACGACGTAGTTATCTACTGGAAGGGTTCCTCGGGTACAGAATATAAAGTCGTCATCGATGGCGTCACCTTTTTCACCGGACAACACGCAGGTGTTCCCGACAATTACGACCTGAAGAGTAATGTATCAAACTACGTAGGTCTGATTGTATGCCCCACAGATACAGGGTATAAATCCTATAATCACCGCACAGGTGTAACACAAGTGGGACAGAAAGCCATCGAAATAAACGAATGTCTGCCGTATATAAAACTCTCTGAGAAGGCTTATGATAAGAGTGTATTTGGTGTTTTATCTAACTTAAAGAATAATTCACCACAGGATGATTACGGTAATTTAGATGTAGATGATAACCCAGATAAACTGTTTGGTGATACTTTACGAGATAGGGTTCGTATAAACTCACTAGGTGAGGGTGCTATATGGGTGACAGATTTGAACGGAAACCTGGAAAATGGTGATTACATCACAAGTTCCAATGTAAGTGGGTATGGTATGAAGCAAGACAGTGAGTTCCTAGCGAACTACACAGTCGCCAAAATCACGATGAGCTGTGATTTCAATCCTGAGACGATACCCGTAAAACGTCACAGGAAGGTTTTTGCATCAAACAAGTACTGGGTAAAATATGGTGATTATGAAGAAGTAGAGTATGAAGTATATGAAGATACCCCAGAAGACCAGAGAAAGATGCAAAATATTCAGGAATTCTTTAATACAGAAACTGGTGAACCCCCCATATCACTCAGTGATTATAACACCCTCGATGAATCAAACGCTGCGGCTTATACTTCAGAATTCCGCGACCAATACCTAACCCGAAGTGTAGACAAGCGCAAGTATGAAAAGCCACCACCTGAAAGGATGAGAAGTGATTTTGAGGTGATAACAGTGGATGAATATGTAGATGACCTCGATGAAAATGGTGTTGTCATACTAGAAGACGTCCCAGGTGAAACTGAACTGGAATATCAGATTAGATATCTTGATATGAATGGGAATATTGTGGATGAATCCGATGCCTCATGTAAAGCGACTTTTGTGGGCTGCACATATCACTGTGGTTAAGTACCGTGCATCCACGTGTTTATCGTATATCTATATGTACCATCACGTAATCCATTTGTATAATGTGGGTGTGTCCAAAATGGAGGAAACGCAATAACTTGACCTCGTTTCAATTTTATTTTAAAATTTTGACACGGAAAACAAAATTCACCACCATCATAATTACTATTCAATGCAATCGTTATCGTTAGATTCCTAATCTGGTTTGAAGGTGTAGACGCATTGTATGGAAAATCAATCATCGAATCTGCATGAAAATCAGTTGGTCCATGTATTTTTCGAAGAAGGTATCCACAGTCACTGTGTGTATTTATGACGAATTCTCTCATCTTTTCAGAAAGTAATGACATGATATTTAATAATTTTTTATTCAACTCTGGTTCTTCTAGATTGTTTAAATAAAGTGACTTACACTTGACATTCGTATCTTTGTTCAAACGAGTTCCATCAACGGCTTTAGTATCGATGAGTTGTATAAATTGTCGACAAAGCTCTTCTGAAATCACATCATCAAACACGAAAATTTGATTATGTGGTCTTTTTTCATATTGTTCTTTGTTATGTATTTTACATCCTTCAAATATATATAGGTTCATCTGACTATTGATACATCATATTTTTTAAGTTGGCTTAAAAATAAAGTCTCACTATATTATAAAATGTCTGGTGGTATTGCCCAACTCGTCGCCGTCGGAGCCCAGGATGTGCACCTTGTCGGTCAGCCCGAAGTAAGCTTTTTCAGGTCTACCTACAAGCGTCACACAAACTTTTCCCAAACTGTCGAGCGTCAGGTCATCCAGGGCAACGTCGCCAATGGTGGTATGTCCACCGTCCGCTTCGAGCGCAAGGGTGATATGCTCGGATATGTCTATCTCGTTCCCAATGATGGTACCAAAACCGTCCCTTACACCCAAGCCCAGTGGTTAACAAAGATTGCCAAGGTTGAACTCCTTGTCGGTGGTCAGGTGATTGATGAACAGGATTCCACCTACTCTACCCTGGTTGCGCCCCGTCTTTCTGCGACCACCGCTTCCAAATCACCTTCGGCTGATCTGGTCAACGGTGGTACAGCCTACAGTTCTACCCCCTCAGGTTTGCTTTCTGTGAGACTGGCAGACCGCCATCCCTCTCATCTCCCTCAGTACATGATGTGGACTCCGAATCACTTGGGGCTCCGCGGCGGCTACTGACAAGCGGGATGTTTTCACCAACTATGCGTACCTTGACACCGAGGAGCGTGAGGTGTTCGCTGGTCAGCCCCAGAACATGCTCATCACCCAGGTGCAGAAGGCGGTTGCCTCCACCAGTAAGATCCAGGAGCTGAACTTCAACCACCCTGTGAAGTACATCGCCGCCGGTAAGGCGTCTGCTTTGGAGATTCTCCATGATAACAACAAGCTCAAGCTTCAAATCAATGGTACCGATGTTGCTGATTACAAATTTGCTGATCCCAACTTCTCCACCGTAACTTCGTATTACCATACCACTAACGCATCCCTTGGAACAGCCAAGACTCTGTTCTTCTACCCATTCTGCCTTGATGCCGGTAAACTCCAGCCCACTGGTTCTCTGAACTTCTCCCGTCTTGATTCTGCCCGTATCATCAACGACACCAAAGACTCAGACGACAACCTCTATGCCGTAAACTACAATGTGCTTCGCATTGAAAACGGTATGGGTGGTCTCCTCTACTCGAACTAAATCTTCTCCGCATTTATTAAAAGATGTTTTGGACAGTAGTATTTCTCCTTGCCATCGTTTTTGTATTGACGTACGATCCTAACTCCAGGACACTCGAAAAGTTTGTTGGTCAGCCCACGCAACCAACAAGTAAATCATGTGAAAATACGCATTACGAAGCCGTTCAATTTGCCCAGAGCCCGTACGAATGCCCCGCCGTTGGTAAAACCCAAATGGGTGTCGTGATGTAGAAAGCTTAAAAAGAAAATGACATTTCATTTTATAAATGGTTCCCGTAAACAAAGACACTGTATTCATTGTCGCAGCGATTGTTTGTGCAATTGGTATAATTTTCCTGTTTAAAGAGTTAAAAAAGGCTAAGGAGGATATTGATAATTTCAAGAGTTTCTCAGCCCAGGTCGTCCGGCATCTTGCCCCACCCCCACAACCCGTTGTTGAATCGGTACCAGTTCCTGTACCAGAAAAGAAGCTCGAAAGTGTCGAAGAGGTCGATGAGAAATCCGAAGAATAATCATATCCACTTATTATAACTTGCGAATGCGCAATGAAGAAGTACAAGGCAATCGCAGTACCGGTTAGTTTTATCGATGGGAAACCGAGGTTTCTTACGGTGAGAGATTGGAGATTTAAAGATTGGATTTTCGTCACAGGTGGGTGTAGACGAAGAGAGATTTACAATCCTTTAAGATGTGCCTTAAGGGAATTAGAAGAAGAGACCCGGGGTGTGGTCTCATTAAAACAGGGTGAATATACAGAGTTTAAGTTTATACACAAGGAGAGCCCAACGGTCGATCTAGAATATAATGTGTTCATCTTTTTTGTTAATTACAATAGGTCAGAACAACAAACACAAATTCGAAAATTTTATGAAGAAAAACACAAAACACAAATTAAAAAAATGAACAACCAGCCTATCCGTAAAACGCACGACGAAAATGACTACATGAGTTATGATACTCTCGAAGAATTTAACACACGTAAACGGTGGAACTTAATTATTGATAATGTTATCAATAATCCTCAATTCTACGCCTGTGTGAGTTCACACAATAGAAAAACCTTCTCTATTAAATAATGAAGTCCAAGGCTTTTATTTTAAGACAGATTGGTGAATTACTTGACAAGAATAGGGGTCTGTGTGAACAGGAGATTCAACAGTGGATCAAAGATAATGAAAGTAAAACGGTTTACGAACTGCTCACTTTTAAAAAAGAAATTTCTCAAACTCAAGAATACCAGAATGTTTCGTGTATGAAGTGGTTTAGAGATGAAGAACAAGAATAAGGTATGTTTAAGAATTGGTACGTTTCCCAGAAATTCAATAATGCTACCAATCTATCACATGTGCTCATGGACGGAGGTAAACTCTCAGTGCCGTTTGATAGATTGAATGAATTTTACGATAAGTATATAGAGTCTGTAAAATCTGGGGAGAAGATTTACGTTGTCGAACAGAAGAGTGAGACCTATAACTTTTTCGTTGATATCGACTACAAAGATGTCGATCCCCTAGGTATTGATGAAATCAACGCTATATCTAAAACTATTTGTGAAACTGTCAAGCTTCATGGTGGTAAAGAATGCCTCGTTTCTGTATCACCACCAAAGAAATCAGGAAACCTCATGAAAACTGGAGTCCACCTGAATTGGCCAGGTTTTGTGGTAGACCAGGGTTCAGCGATTGCACTTCGTGAACACATTCTCGTATCACTTTCTAAATTCAAAGGTGATACAGATTGGAATGAAATTATAGACGCTTCAGTCTATGGAAGTCTTGTTAGAAAGGCAAAGGGGAGTGGGTTCAGAATGCCATGGTCTTACAAAAGGGCAAAGCATGAAGCATGTAATGGTAAGGGTTGTAAAGGGTGCGAACATGGTAAAGTAGACCAATTGGCATACCTACCGATTTTCATTTATACACAGGAACCTTTGTGTACACTCATGAGAATAAGTCAGGAACCAACGGTTAAAATTCTTAAAATGTCGGCGGTGCGAACAGACAAACCCACAACCGTATCAATTGAACCACCTTCAGTAACTATCAAGGTCAAAGAGGGTTCCTTCTCAGAAGACGAGACAAAAGATGAAATATATGATGAGGGATTGAAGAATCGCATCGAAACGTTCGTTCGTAAAAATATGGAGGGACAGGGTGATGCATACATTAATAAAATTTTCAAAATGAGAGATACATTCTTAGTTGGAACAACCTCCAAATACTGTGAAAATTTAAAGAGAAGTCATGGCTCTAATCATGTATGGTTTATCATCAGTGGAAAAATGATTCTTCAGAAGTGTTTCTGTCGATGTGAAACCATCAGGGAGCGTCGTGATGGTTTCTGTAAAGATTTTTGTGGTAGAAGACACCAATTAACGAGTGATATCGTTGAAAGCCTTTACCCTAAAAAGGAGGATATCAGTAAGTGTCCAGAAATCAAAAAGTTTGACGAAAAGCCACCAATTAAACGGATGGAAGTAAAACCAGACCTTGAAAACTATATTAATACCAATATGAAAACAGGGGGGGACACCCGTATCGCGAATATAACTAGAAATGATAAGAATAACACCTTTTTGGTAATGACAACGTCTAAATACTGTGAAACTATCTCAGGTGAACATGAAAATAAGACTATGTCATATGATATCAAGAAAAACAAAATCAAACAGAAATGCCCAGTATGCAAGAAGAGTAAGGCTAGAGAACACTTTTTACCCTCTAAAATAACGAATAAGTTGTTCCCTAAAGATACTTAAACAGAATGGCGTTTAAAGTAAGTAAATGGTAGTTAGTACTCGTTCTCGATTTGGTAGGGTTATAAAGAAACCGACTCTTTATGTACCTATAGAAACTGTTTTAGATGACGATTACGCCACAGAAGAACACGAAGACACAGACAGTGAATCAATCATAGACACTGAAGATGAATCTAACTCAGAGGATGAGAGTGATGATGAAGATGCAGATGACAATGGAAATCTTCAAGATTTCGTAGTGGATGACGAAGATGCGAGTGAAAGTGAAAGTGAGAGTGAGGAAGAATCAGCTTAAAAAAAACAGCAACTATATTAGAAATGGAAACTGATATCGGTAATCCCATTGAGTATAGCCCAAACATGGACCCCTAATTCAGGAGAAGAATGAAGATAATATTGAAGAGTTGGGACGAGACCAACCATATTATTATCATCCTAGTGAAATGAATTTCCCCCAACAACCACCCCAAACTGGAAAATATGACCCATTTACCGATATTGATAAATCCACATGGATCATTGCATTTGCAGTCTTTCTTTTAGGTTTTTTCATGGGTAAAACCATGCAACCTGTTATCCTCAGGTACACCTAATCATTTACTCAGGTCTCTTATACGAGTCGAAAGTTTGGTGTCAGTATCCTCATACATGTCATTATTAACCCCCTTTTGCGGAAATCCACTCAACCAATGGTCTTCTGCAGTAGTTGAATAAGCAACAAATGTACCAATATCACCATACCTGGGAGGAATACCATCCCGTCCAAAAAGAATAGGACCTCGGAGAGTATCCTCAACAAATCCATCGGTTGTTGACACTTCAGTCTCTACACCAGTGGAATTAGAACTTGTTTTGTTTTTTAAATTGTACTTTGGTTTAAAAAACAAAATAAAGAACGCCCCGACTAACAATATTGTTATAATTAGACGAAGCATTTTGTTTATTGTATATGAATATTATTTACGCGGATGAAACTTCGGGTTCACCTTCCTCCTTTACTTCCTCCAACTTACCATCAGTGGAGGCAGCCTCTGCATCCCGCTTCCTCTGGCGTTCAGCAATTTCCTCAGCAACAATTGCATCAGCCTCCTTTACGAGTTCCTCCATGGGGGTATCAGGCGTTTCCTTCTTGAGACGCTCAAGAACTTCAGCAGGGTGAGAAATGGGAGCCTCATCTGGCTTATTGTAAAACTTGGAGTTCTCATCACCAGCTGAATAACTACCCTTGGTTTCCATCATACCCTGTTTACGTTCACTGAACATACGAGCAGCCTGTGATTGGTTCTCCTTGTAGCCAGTCATGATCTCTTCAAGTTTATCATTCGTGTAGTGCACATCCTCAATCTTATCAGAGTCGGGGGGGATAAGGAGCCATTTATACATATCAACTACATAGATATCGAAGGTAGCATCCTCCTTTTGAAGACGTTTGGCGTGTTTCGCCGCCTCATCACGAGTACCGAAAGCTCCACGAATCTTAATACCAAACTTTTCATTCTTCTGGGGACATTCGGGTCCAACAATCGAAAGGCACGCAAACACTTGGCCAGGTACGGTAGTGTAGTCGGTTTCAAGAGACATTATATCAATTTTAGAACTTAAAACTTTAAGCCATATAAATATTTAGTATGCATGAGTATTGGGATAAACAACCTGTACCCCGTGAAGATACAACCCCAGGTGAAATAGAGGAAACGCGTGACATCCAAAAGAAGACGACCAAACTTCCAGATGGTTTCGTATGGTCTTCATGTAGTCTCAAAGAAGCTCGTGAGTTTTTAGGAGAGTATTACGTCCAGACTGATTTGTTTAAACTCGTGTACACTATACAAGTTCTTAAATGGTCGATTGATGATAGTATAGCTATTAGGAAGATTGATACGAAAGAAATTGTGGGGTATATAGCGAGTACCCCAATCAACATGAAAGTTGAGGAGAAAGAGTTGAACATGACACAAATCGATTACTTATGTATTCATCCTTCATATCGTTCGGGAAAGACTCGCTCCACTTCTCATCACTGAAATTAAGCGTCGTGCAAACAAGAGAGGTATATGGCATGCTATCTATACCGCACATACAAAGATTCCAACACCCATAACCAAGTCGTGTTATTGGCATAGATTTCTAGATGTGAATCATCTTATAAAAACTAAGTTTCATCAGACAAATCGTTCTCGTGAACAATTTTACGAAATTCGAGGACCCTGTAAACATTTATGGCGAAAAATGACTCTCGAAGATGTTCCTAAAGTAACCAGAATTTTACAAGACCATACAAAAAACTCAAAAATTGCTCCAATTGTAAATGAAGAATACGTAAAACGGGTGGTGTTACCTATCCATTCGTACGTAAGTGATACGACCGATGATTTCATTTCATTTTATGATGTTCCATACGAACGTAGAGATGGTTCTGGTACTGTGAATCAGGTATATAGATTTTTCATCGTTGGAGATGTGTATAATGACGCTTTTCTCATAGCAAAGAATCTCGGGTATCATGTATTTAACAGTGCAGAGGTGGGGGTGAGTACAGAAACTCTCGAAAAGTATAAATTTATCAAAGGAAATGGTTTCGTATACTACTATTTGTGGAACTGGCACCTTAGTGAACCGATCGAACCTAAAGAAATCAATCTAATCATTCCATAATGAGAATTGGTGGCTCAGGTGGTGCTAACACTAATGCAAGTGGAAAACCGTTTGAAGAATGTTTCAGACCCACTGGGACGCGTGTCCTCGGGGGTAAATCGTTCACTTATTTTACCCAAGACGACTTTGTCGAACATATGAAAGAAATCAAAGACCCACAATGGGACCATAAGAAGAAACCTGATGGAGCACTCGTGAGTGAAGATAAGAAA